GATAGCGTGGAGCGAATGCCGCTCCGCCACTTGTGGAAGTACCACTTCCGTTGGTGGCTTTACGCTTGCTCTCCTGAGCTTACTAAAGCTGAAAAGCTAAAAGCATACAGCGAAGCACACCGGGCAGCCGTGGCGGTAGTGAACCGAACTAACCTCTACTTATGAAGAACAAGAAACAGCACTTCAATACGCTTGCGCGCCACATTGATTGGCGGGACGCTATCGAGCGACAGACACGCAAGCAGCCTCAGCACCCATCTGTGGCAGACCTGACAGCGTTTAACCAGGAGCGCGCCGCCAAGCGCGGGATTGACGCTACAGGAACTATTACGCTTCCTTCCTCGATGTTTCGAGCGGGAGCAGCTGACGACTTCCAGGCGGGGAGCGGGGACGGCTCCGGCTTTGTTGGTTCGATCCAGGCAGCCGCTATCGGCGGGATGCGACAGGCTGACCTGTTAGACGAGCTTGGGGTAAACAGGCTGAGTAGCCCCGGCGCCAACATTAGCGTCCCCGTGTTCCTCGCTGGAGCTGTCAGCACAAGCGGCGAAGTGGCAAGCGCCACGGCTCCAGGGCTGGAGTCTGAAACGGTGTCGCTGTCGCCTAAGCGCGCACAGGCTTCCGTGACCTTCAGCAATGAGCTTCTCCAGCAATCGAGCAACGAAGCGCTCCAGCGGACTATCGCAGAGCTTCAGCGGATGACAGCGCTGGAAGTACAGGAAGAAGCCTTTGCCGCTATCTGTACCGCCGCCCTGGACGCAAGCAGCGACAGCACCACGGACACAAGCGCGGCGCTGAGCTACAGCATCCTCCGGAGCTTGGAGGAAGGAGCTATCAGCAACGGAGCGGATGCGCGCTTCATTAAAGTGGTGGCAAGCACCGGAGCGGGGGAAGCTATCAGCGACCTGGAGCGCACCACGGCTCCTGTCATCCACTACCCTTCGCGGACCGTTTTCGGCTACAGCTACTACGTCAGCAAGTCGCTTGCGGAACCTGAAGACACAAACGCGGGCGGCGATCCCCTGCCAACGCTTCCGCGCGTAATTGTCGGCGACTTCGCACAGGGGCTCCTGGTTGCCGACTTCGGAGCTGTCGACGTGACGATTGACCCGTACAGCGCTGCGGGCACCGGACAGACGAAGCTGACCGTGACGAGCTATTACGATGTAGCTGTAGCTAATGACGCTGCCTTCAGCGTCTACAGCAAAGCGGCCACGCCCTGAGCGTTTTCCTACTTTTCCGCTATGGGCTGAAGGGCTGGAGCAATGGACTCCGGCCCTTCGCATTTGTAGCCGTGTGCTGTCTGCTTGTCAGCGGGGCGGCTATCGGCTCCAGGTAAAGCAGCTTGCAGGTGAATTCGGTTTAACCAACCTGGAAGCAGGAAGCCCCCGCTGGATAACTCCGGCGAGGGCTTCATTTTTTGCTTGCGCTGTGTGCTTCTATATCACACTTTCGTCACACTAAATCCCGCTAACCGTGGCGCTTTTGCGCACCTGTTACGGCTTGTGGAGGTTTAGCCACTGTACCCGGAGTGGGCTTTTGCCGCAAGTTAGCTACTAAGCCGACGAGCGACGATGAGAGCCGATGAGACTGATTAACAGTCAGTTACGTTGACACCTTGTGGAAAGTGCGCTATCCCGCTACAGCTCTACAGGGGCTTCAGCGTCACACTTTCGTCACACTATGAAAGACCTATTCAACCCCTCAGCCAAGCGCATCCAAGCGCCCTTCTTTCCTTCCATCTACGCATACGTTGACAAGACTCCAGGCGGCCGCTTCCGCTTTGTGAGCGTCAATCCTCACCACGTCAAGCCTAAGCGCTCAGAGGGCCGCACCTGTGGCACCTGGAGCGAACCGGGAAGCGCTGAACACAAAGCAGCCTTTCAGAACGTCCAAGAGCGCTTGCGGAAGCTGTCACAAGCTCATGCCGGAGTCGTGGCTACAGGACAAGAGACAAGCGAACAGCTGTCAGATATCGGCTTCCTGGAGTTCCTGCGACAGCGTGTCGAGCTAGACACTGCCCGCAACCGTCGCCGTTGCCGATGGGCTTACAACTACGCTTCAAGAGTCTTTCCGGAGTCGCTGAAGCTCCGAGAGCTGAAGCACCGGCACTTCGTCCAGCTCAAAGAGCTGCTCTTGCTGAACCTCTCAGCAGAAACAGCGCGCAACTATTTAGGCTGGATCAAGGGGCAACTGTCACGAGCGGCCAAAGAGTTCGAGCTAATTGACCGCAACCCGTGGGCAGGAAAGAGCATCCCCGTTGGCAACTACCACACGGCAGAGCACAAGAAGCAGCGACTGAACCGTCAAGAGCTGGACAAGCTGAAGGCTGTACGCTGCACTCTAAAGGAAGCTGTGACGCTGAAGGCGTTCCTGTTTGCTTGCGCCACCGGCTGTGGCCGCGCTGAGCTGCTTGTATTGAATCAAGGCAACGTCAAGCGGAACGCTGACGGCACCGGCAAGCTGACGCTGATTCGCAGGAAGACAGAACAGCACGCACCAATGCGCTGCACAATTCCGCTGTCAGCTAATACGCTTCAGCTCCTACCCCACTCCGGCCGCCGCTCTGACCTGCTCTTTCCCAACTTGGAAAGCGACACCACTATGAACGGACACCTTAAAGCGCTTCAAGAGCGCGCCGCCCTGGATCGTCCGGACATCAGCTTTTACTGTGGCCGACACTCGTTCATTTGCTTTCACATCGAAGCGGGAACGCCACTGCACCTGCTGATGAAGATGACAGGACACGCTGAACTAAAAGCCTTAATGCGGTACGCTCAGAGCTTGCAGTTGGAGCAAGACGGCTTGGGGCTTGACCTTGCAATATGATTGGACCGTTCAAGTGGCAAGCTGGACCCGCTGTAGCTGAGAGCTTAGGGATGACGACTGAAACGCTCTACCCCTGGCTCGACGCTATGGGCGTCCAGCGGATCCAGGTCGTGCACCGAACAATCTTAGTTGACACTCACGCTCTACTTGAAGCTCTCGACTTGTGGGCCCGCGCCGAGTCAGGCGGAGAGCTAACGCCGGAAGAAATAGAGCGCATAACAGCTACTTGGAAGTCACGCAACGTGAAGCGCGGCGCTATGGAGCGCGCTATGCTGCACAAGCGGTACGGCGACTATATCCAGCGCATCCGAACAATTGCCGAACGTGTTGACGAGATGAGCGAAGATGAGCTGAAATCCGAATGGAAAAAGTTCCAAGACAGCGTCAATAAAAGCAAGAAAGGCGACCACTAAGGGCCGCCCTTCCGCTTGGGTCAGATATGCGCTCTATAGGCCTCTAAAGGGCGCGACAGCTAATGTAAGCACCAACCCAAGACGGCCCGCACCTGTTCACAGCTTGTGAGCTTTTGAACTTCTAATTATTAGGCGTGTGTCGTCACACCGCCGAACTTCACACTATAGCAATAGCTCCACGGCCACAGCTACAGCTATAGCGGGGGGTAGGGGTGCTTGAAAAAGATTCGCTCTCTGCTATACATCGGCGCTGTTAAGCGTGTAGGGGTTCAGCTATTTCTGAGCAATTGAGCCAATGGATAGACAGCTAACGCTAACGGAACGGAGAGCAGACAAGACTAAGTTTCTACGCTTAGAGCTACAGGAAGCGGGGATCCTGGAGGACTGTAGCGAATACCTCATCAAGCAGCTTGCTGTAGCTCTCGTAGAGGAGGAAGACTTACAGTTTCAAGTTGACGCTGAAGGCATCATTTACGAAACACATTCACGCAACGGCTCAACGATGAAGCGCACCAATCCAGCCTACACCGAGCTAAAGGATATCCGCAAGTCATTGCTGAAGCTACTGACGCTTACAGGCTTCACACCCGCTTCCAGGAAGGCGCTTGGAGTTTCCGCTTGGGGCGATCCATTTGATTGATTAAGCGGTAGCGCTAACACTCACCTAACACTAACAATCTACCTTTATGCCACGAACGCAACCGCTGGAGCTGGATAGCGTGGAGCGAATGCCGCTCCGCCACTTGTGGAAGTACCACTTCCGTTGGTGGCTTTACGCTTGCTCTCCTGAGCTTACTAAAGCTG